CAATGTTAATTTTCAACTTTACATTCTTGCAAAACAATCAGATGATGCTCTACAAATTGTTGAACAGATTCTACCATACTTTCAGCCAGACTACACGATCACGATGAATGATAATGCTGATATGGGTGTTAAAAAAGATATACCTGTTATTCTAAACAGTATTAATTACGAAGATGATTATCAAGGCGATTTCACCACAAGACGTGCAATCATATATACTCTGGATTTCACTTGTAAGTTCTATCTATATGGTCCTGTTACTTCTAGTAGGGTTATTAAGACAGTACAGGTTGATGCATATACTGATATGCCCGATCAATCACCTACACGTCAGCAGAGGCTTACTGTTACACCAAATCCAACCAGTGCTGATGCTGATGATGATTTTGGTTTCAATGAAGTGACATCATTTTTTGAGGATGCGAAGAACTTTAATCCCGTAACAGGCACCGATGAGTAATTCTATAGATAAGGCCTTGGGTGTGGTTGAATCTTTACCATTGAAAATTCCACCACAAGAAATTGTCAACAAGGTTCCAGATGAATTGGTTGGGGATGAAGTAGATGCTGACTACAAATACCAAAGAGAAAACTTTTATCGGTTGGTGGAACAAGGTTCTACTGCGATTGAGGGAATACTTGAGCTTGCGAGAGAAGGAGAGCATCCAAGAGCATATGAGGTTGCTGGAAATCTTATCAAACAAGTCTCAGAAGTTACCGAAAAACTAGGCGATCTGCAAGAAAAAATGAGAAAACTCAAAGAGGTTCCCAATAATGCACCGAAGAGTGTTACTAACGCTTTGTTCGTTGGTAGTACTGCTGAGCTGCAAAAAATGCTAAAGGAAAAATAATGTACGAATATAAATGCAAAATTATTAAAGTTATCGATGGTGACACAGCTGATGTAGATATTGATTTGGGATTTGGTGTTTGGATGAAAAAACAAAGAGTTCGTTTCTATGGCGTGGACACACCTGAGTCTAGGACAAGCGACAAAGAAGAGAAGGTCTATGGTCTTATGGCAAAAGAGTTTGTGCAGAATCACCTTCCATTAGGTTCCACACAGACTCTACGCACCAAGAAAGACGGTGTGGGTAAATATGGGCGTATTCTTGGTGAGTTTCTTTATGAATATGAATATGATGGTGTTCAAATTAAATCAACAGTCAACGAAGAACTTATTAAAACGCACAATGCGGTTCGTTATTTTGGGCAGTCTAAAGATGACATCGCAGAAGAGCATTTACAAAATAGAGAATTTCTTAAATAATAGTTAATAATTAATACCAAATGTATAAAGTTATTCATTATCATCAAGACGTATTTAAACCACCAAAGCTTAATTGTATGCGAGATTTCATCGCTGCCAAGGTTCTTATTGATAGAACAGGTGTTGGAAATTTGCTTGATATGCAATACGATGAAATTGCCATAGTTCCAAATGGATGGAACAAATCCTTTGAACAATGTACTATAGAGCGTGCTGAGTATTTATGGAATTTGGGTAAGCCAATTACTGTACTATATTCTGGTGGGGTAGATTCATCAGTTGTGTGGATAGCTCTATTAGAAACGAAACCAAATCACCTAGATTTAACTGCTCACTACTCATATCATTCAATAGAAGAATTTCCTGAGCTTCACGAAAAAACAATAAAAGACTCACCTCTATCGTCTGATCAATTTATTAATGGGTCTGCAACACTATTCGAGAATCATGATATATTAAAAGTCACAGGAATGTGTGGTGATCAAATCTTTCTTGCAGGAGATTACAGTGGTACTGCGGGTGCAGGACACCCACGAGCAAAGTATCACTGTGATGAATATCTATTAAAACAACCTTGGGAAAACATACTAGGGTTGGATAAATATAAATATAAAAAACTTGAACTTGCTGAGTTTTTATTTGAGCAAGTTGCTGATCACATTGAGACAATATTTGATTTGTATTGGTGGTTTGATTTTTCTTTGCATTGGAATCATGTCGATATTCAATGCATATATACAAAGACCCCTGCAACGAAGTCTACACAAGCATTTTTTAACTCAGTAGACTTTCAATGTTGGGCAATATACAATCAAATCAATAATCCTAGCATCAAGATACCGGGAAATGCTGATTCATATAAACAAGAGGCTAAGGAGTTCATTCATAAATATTTTCCAAATGAAACATATAGAAAACATAAGTTGAAGGAATTTTCTATAGGACGCCCCCTTCGTGAATTATTCGGGAAATCCACAACACCGGAATATAAAGCTAGGCGTTGGACAGATGACAATTTGAAACTAGTATTAACTGATGGAAGATACTGGCGAATGAATGAGGAAATACCACAAGATGTTCTTGATCAAATTACTTTACCATGAAATACACTTAACCTAAATAATATTATGGCTGATAATCAATACCTTGGAAACCCAAATCTCAAGAGGGCAAATGTTGCCCAGAACTGGACAAAAAAAGAACTTGTTGAGTATCAGAAATGTATGGAGAATCCACAATATTTTATAGAAAATTATGTCAGGATTGTATCTCTTGATGAAGGTCTTATACCTTTTAAGATGTATGATTTTCAAAAGGAGATGGTAGGAACATTTCATAGTAATAGATTTACCATTTGCAAACTACCCAGACAGTCTGGTAAGTCCACAGTTATGGTATCTTATTTGTTACATTACGCACTTTTCAATCCCAGTGTTAATATCGCAATCCTTGCAAATAAGGCTGCGACGGCTAGAGACTTACTATCACGTTTGCAACTTGCTTATGAACACCTTCCCAAATGGTTACAACAGGGCGTGATGTCTTGGAACAAAGGTAGTTTGGAGTTAGAAAATGGTAGTAAAATATTGGCATCTTCTACTTCTGCAAGTGCTGTTCGTGGTGGGTCTTATAACATTATATTCTTGGATGAGTTTGCCTATGTCCCATCAAATGTTGCAGAACAATTCTTTAGTTCAGTGTATCCAACAATCAGCTCTGGTAAAACAACTAAGGTGATGATTGTTTCCACTCCACATGGTATGAATATGTTCTATAAGTTGTGGGTGGATGCAGAAGAGGGCCGTAATACTTATATACCAATTGAGGTTCATTGGAGTGAAGTTCCTGGCCGGGATGATAAATGGAAAGAAGAAACAATTAGAAACACCTCTCAATCCCAGTTCAATACAGAGTTTGAGTGTGAGTTCCTTGGTTCTATTGATACGCTGATTACACCCCATAAACTTAAACAGCTAACATATCGATCACCGAAACAGTCTAGTGGGGGTCTTGATGTTCATATTCTACCACAAGAAGGTCATACATACATTATAACTGCTGATGTTTCACGGGGAACATCAAATGATTACTCAGCATTTGTCGTTGTAGATGTGAGTGAAATACCGTATAGAGTTGTTGCAAAATACCGTGACAATGAAATCAAACCTCTCATATTTCCATCTAAAATCTATGACACTGCTCGAGCATACAATCAAGCATTTGTATTGATTGAGGTTAATGACATTGGAGAACAGGTTGCTAACGCTATGCAGTTTGACTTGGAGTATGACAACCTTATTATGGCTAGTATGCGTGGACGGGCAGGACAAGTCCTTGGAGGGGGCTTCAGTGGTGGTCGGGCCCAGTTAGGAGTAAGAACCACAAAGGCAACAAAGAAGATTGGTTGTTCAAATCTAAAGCAGTTGGTTGAGGATAATAAACTTATTATTGAGGATTACGAATGTATCAATGAGTTGTCAACCTTTATTGTTAAGGGTGCATCCTTTGAAGCTGATGATGGATGTAACGATGACCTTGTTGCATGTCTCTTCATCTTTGCATGGGTCACAGACCAACAGTATTTCAAAGAACTAACTGATAATGATATTCGTAGAACAATGATGTCTGAACAGCAGGATGCTTTAGAACAGGATATGGCACCTTTTGGTTTCATAGTAAATGGTCTTGAAGATGAGAATATCGGAGAAATGGTAGACGAATATGGAACCCGTTGGTCGCCCTTTGTAAGAGACAGTTCTGGAAGTTGGTAATATCCTAAATAAATTCGATTAGATCATGATATTTTTTGATGTAGCAATTGGAACATAATATAACAGATTGGTCAATTAGGTGAAATACCTCTTTGCGACTAGCATTACTTGTTCCAACTCTCTTGGATACCTTGCGTATCTCTGCATCATGAGGCCAGAATTTTAGACAGACATGCTCTGCCTCACCACAGTGAACACATGATTTTTCTGTGAGAAATTCATTTAGAAGGTATACCCGCTTTTGATAATTTCTTCGTGAAACCTT